CGATCGGATGCATTGCTTAAATCAGCAAAGCCATAGAAATTATGGCCTTGCTCGTGCATCTTTTTCGCTGTCAGGCTGATTTTATCGTGGTCGAACGTGCAGTCTTCGGAAATGTCTTGAAGAATGTGCATAAGATCATGATGAAAGTCCCCTAAGAGACTTTGTGTGAACGAATCAACAATCGCGAAGATCCGAGGTTTTAATTTCCCGGTTTCGAAGGATAGAGAAATCTTTCCCACATGAAGCTGGCGATTTGAATCTACCAAATCTTCATACGGTTCTAATTTGTCTTCTATCCAATCTTCGACCTCTCCAGTAAAGTAAGTTTCTGCGTAAGCAGTTAGCTTATCAACCAAAGAGTGCGAGACGATAGCAGCTCGGTCCCACGGGAACGAGAACATACTTATTCCATTAGGCGACGACTTCAGAGAAATCTGTAGTTTCGGCACCTTATATGTAGTCGTGATATCTGTATTGAGCGTCTCCGTATCCCCGATTTCGGGTTGACGAATCCGATCTCCCAGATACTGTTCTTGTTCCTCCAGGCCTTGGAAAACTCTCGAAAGAGTGATTTTCCGAGACCAAGTAGGAGCATCGGTGATGGATTTTAAACTAGTTTTAGTAGGGACAGTAAGAAGACGACGTGCGCTACACAATGTTAGCACCAGTCGAATTGAGGGCTTGCAGTAATTGAAGCAATTGCTCTTAAGCCGATTGCCTAACCACTTGGGCCACCCGTCTCTGTCTTTTCCAATACTAATTTTCTCGTGTTCCAGAGTTCCGTGAATACCTAAGATTAGATGTTCAATAGATTCTTGGCTCGCTTTAAGATATCGAACCGTATACTCAACGCCCTTATGGGTCAAGAGGTGCGCTAGATAGCTTACCTGCTTGTCATAATATGACGCATCGATCTCTGGTAACATGATCGGCAAAGTAGTATTTAACATTTTGTTAAATTCTACAAAAGAAGGACGATTGTTCTTCTTTTGTCTGTCTGTTTTTTCCGGGATAGAAATTGGGCGAGTTATCGCTTGGATTTTAGGAGTAGGCTTAAGTGCCTTCTCTTTATCTAAGATTGATGATTTACTCATTTCAGTCTGGTGACATGCTGTGGGGCTGTATTCAGTATATACTTGGCCGGAGGTGCAAAGTC